AAGTCGTCGGCCAGGTCAAGCTCTATCTGTGTCGCCACCTGAGTGATAATGAGGTCGATGTAAGCATCTAGCCCATCGGTCTCACTCAGGATCAGATTGGCACAGTAGGGCTTGACCGTTCGTTCTCTGAAATCGGCGGCTGCAACGTAGGCCACTACATCACTTCTTCTTCGTCAATGGTTCGGCGGTCTTCGTACTGACTACCTTGGGTTCCTCGGGCGCGGGTTCCTCGACCACCTTCAGTCCCGGGGACTGGTTCCCTTCCGCTAGCTTCTCGGATGCGGAGCGTGTGTCAACGGGTCCGCGGGGGTCGAAGTCCCCCTCAGGTACGACGTATCCGCCGGTCAGTTTGGGGGAACTGGGGCCATCCCCGTCCCACTCCCACTCCTCGACATCGCCATGCTTGACGTATTTCCCCTTGGGCTCAGCCATCAGAGCACCGCCGCCCCGACAGTAAGGCCGACCACCTGGCTATAGGTAACCGTAAGCGTGCGCGGATAGACGCCGCTGTTGAGCGGATATACCGCGGTCCCCGAGATGAACGCAGGCTGCGCTACCCCGTCGATCGTGATAACTGTGGAGTTGGCACCCACGGTGGCGACGAGGACCGGAGAACCTTCGACCTGCCATCCGCCGGATTTCGTACCAACCGAGGCCACGGTGTCTCCACCGCCGTTCGCCGCGGCCATCGTCATCGCGGCACCCTTCGCTGCAACTGTGATTGCTGCCATGTTTCCTCCTTATCGGTTCCGGGGAGGGGGCCTTGCGGCCCCCCCGTGTCCAGCGGTCCCCGGAAGCTTGGTTACGTGATGCGGATACCGGACAGGCCAACCGGGCGCAATAGGTGGGTAGCGAAGTACCCGAAGATGTTGAGCTCGATGTTCGCCGGCCCCTGCTTCTCCTCAAACCGGAACTGGAGAAGCGGAGACTCCCAGACCCAGCAATCCGAGCGGTTCAGGATCATGATCTGTGAGTCACCAGCAGCGACCCCGGTGTTGGCCCACGCCGGGACGAACCGGAGTGAGTCAACCTGGTAGCCACCCATAGCGCTATTGCCCGCACCGAAGGCGTTGGAACCATCGGTCCACGGGAACAACGGCCGCTGAGTCGTATCAACCGCCTGGGCCAGCCGTGCCGTAGCGCCCTGACCCATGAGTGCAATCGTCGGCGCTGCGAAGCGGGCGAACGGGTAATCCGAAAGGGCCTTACGGATCGCCTTCACTAGCGTCTGGTTGTCCGTACCACCGGCCGTAGTCACGGCCTGAGCACCCGAAGGAACGAACCCGGCGGTGATTGTGCCACCGGCACCGTTCGCGCCGTTCAGGAGCGTGTAGACCTTGACCTCGGTCTGACGGTTGTAGGACTCCCGCATTGCCGCGAGGGCGATCTGGTCAATCGCCGGGTTCGAGGCGTCCACGATCTCGCGGGTCAGAACCAACCGACCTGAGATCGCCTGCGGGGTGACCGTCTTGGTGCCGAACGCCAGCGAACCGTCAGAGGGGTTCGTACCCTCAACGTGATCCGCCGAGCCGGTGGTAACCGACGTGAACGTAGGCACCGTGAACGGCGTTGCGTTTGCGAGTGTTCCCTGGGACACAGCCGAAACGAACGGCCGCTCCTGCTGAAGCTGCGGCACGTAGAGCTCGGGACGGTATCCCGGTGGGATGATCTGCGCTGCGGTTGTGGTGCTCTGTGGTGTGAAGCTAAGGAAGTTCTGGTTGACCAATGTTGCCACTTCCTCTGTCTGCCGGCGGTACTTGCGCAGCCGCTCAATCGCGTCATCTTCCCTCTGCGATGCGGCATACCAGGCATCACGCACCATCGAGTGGCCGGTACCGTCGAAACGGTAGACGGGCTCCTCACGGGTGACCGTGTACCTGGCCGCCTTCACCGAGCCACGCTGCGGATCGCCGATGTTCTCAAGGGCGACCTTCACGCCCTCGGAGATCGACTCACCGACCGACTGCGCCATCTCGGCATTGAGCTTCTGCTGGGATTCGGTGACCTTCTGGGCCACCCGTTCCAGCGCCGTCTCGAACACGACCGCGGATTCATCCGCCGTGTCATCTCTCTTATCGTCCTGAGGCATTTCGCCTCCTCCTCGTCTCATAGCCGCCACGCTCGTAACGCGGGCGTCGTCGAATGCCGGGAAGCCCGTAAGCGCCACCCCGGCTAGCCTTCCGCTCTGAACTAGGCGTACATCCTCGTCATCGGGGTCGGGCATCCACCCGTCCTCGTCATCGAAGTCCACCTCGATCGAGAAACCGTCGAGCACACGGTCCTCAGCCATCGAGAGCGCCTTATCCCCTTCTGGCCCACGGGCAACCTTGAACGTGCCGTCCAACCCCGCTTCTGTATTAGCGATGCGGGCGGCATACGCCACGGCTTCTTTGTGATCGTGGGACAGGTTGAGCTTGATCCGGCTTGCATCAGACCAGCGCAGCGACCCTGGACGGAATCGCCACTTAGCAAAACCAGACTTCGCTACCTTGCCCCACGGAACTAGGAGGCCCGAGATCGTCCGTCGATCTGGATTGACTCTGAAGCTTGCTGCCACTTCGGGGCCGTCGAAGGTGATACCCTCCGCAGCCTCGTTCTCATTGGCATACAGTGCGGCCATGTGCCGCTTCGCCATCTCCTCAGTGGGGTGACACCCCTCGTTAGAGTCGTCGGCATCTTTGATGACGCAGTATTCGCCGTCTCGTTCCTCAACGTGCCACGGCATCTATACCTCCTCCATTGGGGCCGGTGAGGGTGCTGCGGCCTTCGGTAGGGGCGGCAACACCGAGGAGAGGTTGGCCCCGGTTCGATTCACGATTGTTCGGGCCTCCTGCGGCGAGATAACGACGCCCACGGCCAGGTAAATCTTCTGAAGGATCTGCGCCATCTCGGTTACGCTTACCGCATCGGAAGCTGTATTCCTGGGGCGGTCCTCCAGTTCGCGGATCTCATCATCCGTGTAGGCGTTCACCCGACGCCCAATCTCGTACGTCTCCATCCGGGTCTTCGTGTCGCCCCGCAGGAAGCCGTCGAGATTCACCTTGGCCCGGAAGCCGGGAGGCAGAACGTCACGCATTGACAGCCGTTGCTCTACCGCAGCCATGTAATGGGCCAAGGTGAAGTCAAGTAGGTCGAGTCGGCGCTGTTCGGCATTCTGATACGTCCTAGACGTGGTGCTAACTCCAAGGTCTTCGGGGTCCACTCCCGCCGCTCGTGCGATCTCCAACACCGCGTGTTGGCGCTGATCCGCTAGCTGAATCTGTTCGGCATTGAATTGGAGCGTCTTGGCCTCTAACGCCTGGCCCACGTAAGCCCAGACCCGGCTACGGCGGGCAATCTCCCACTTGTCCAGCATCTCCTGCACTGCGTCGTCGTCTTCACGCAGTCGCTCACCATCGCGGGGTGAGAGATAGCCAAGCGGCAGTGGCTCCGTTGCGTACATCGAAGCCGTGGTGTCCAAGTTCAGGCACGTTCTGATAGCCCTAGATGCGTGACGGAGTAGGGCCGGGTTCGGTGAATCGAACCGAATGACTTCCTCGTCGGGTACGGGGACGCCGTCGATGAACACGCGGAGCGGACCAGCGGTGATGGCATGTCCATTCAACACGGGCAGATCCACCCCGGAAACATGGACGCGCCCGACATCGATGTGCCGAGCAGACGATGGGTAGCCCGAGACGGTGGTATCTATCACGCGCCACCAGGAGATGCCTTCGAACAGCAGATCCTCGTATGTTTGGGCGTATGTAACGACGTTAGGCACGTCGGGGTCGATCTGTTCGAACAGGGGTGTCGGCGTGACAATGTTGCGGGCCTTGTCACGGACATGGATCGGCAGACGCGCCAGCGTCGCGCAAATCAGATTGCGGGCTCGCATCACCGCCGGCACCTGCAATGCCTCGGCGCGGGAGATGCGGGGTGCAATAGAACCCCCGGCCGTCATCGCCTCCGTCATTTCGACGGGGATCTGCACCTCGAACTGTGCATCAGGGTGCTTTCCGTTCGTGGATAGCCGCTCAAACAGCTTGATCCGGCTCACCCGACGCTCCCAGAGGGTAGGAGCACCAGCGGGCGGGGGGACCATTGCGTCGCCTGATCGGCAGCGAGGATGACGGCCACGAGGCCCTGCACCTCTTTCGTCGGCGTAAGGTATGAACCCGTAGGAGCCTCCTTCACCATGCCTGCCATCACCTGCTTACGGAGCACCGGATCGCCGTCATGGGATAGCCTGTGGGCCGCTACTAGCGTTCTAAAGGTCGATGTAGCCTCCATCAGCCGCATCGGAGACTGAGCGAGATCCTCGAGGGGGATGCCGTGGTCCCGCATCACGTCCACGCCGATTCCGAACTGGGGGGCATAGCCGAACATGGCTCGGACCTTGTAGCGGTCATCGAGTTGTCTGAGCCTGAATTCAAGCCCAGGGAAGTCATATGGCAGCATCTCGCAGGCAACAGCCACTCGGTCGTCGTCTTTCGGGGCAGCTATGCCTACCCCACACCCCCCGGCCTGAGTGACACGCACGGCGAGGAATACATCGTCGCCTTCTTCGATGCCTCCGATGTCGGTCTTAAGGGCGTCCCATACGGCGGGTTCGATCCATGTATCCATCCGGGAGGGCTGTCCTAGGACGAATCGTCGCCAATGAGCCAGATTCCAGGACGGTGACGACCGTTTCCGCTCAAGGGTGGCCCTGTTGATCATCTTCAAGGGGTTAGCCTGTAGGGCGAGGTCAAGGTCTTCGGGGTCTTCGTCTTCAGGCACGGCATACTCGTGAAGCACGGTCGTCGGTGATGTAGCCCGGAGGAAGCACTCTCGACGTGTTGTCTCCGTCGCCTGGTCCCGCATCGCCTTACGGACCTCTTCGAACTCCCCCTCGGGCTCGCCCGCGGTACTGATAGCGATGATCTGGCCCCCTCGCTTCTCGAGCTTGCCCCGCCAGGTCCGATAGAGGTCGAGGTGCCTATGGCGGTGGAGCTCCTCCATCACAGCCATCGTGGGCTTGATGCCATCACCCGTCCGGTCATCAGCAGCGAAGATCTGGATACGGCTCCGATTGGCCCGGTAGATGATTCTTCGGTAGCCGTCATAGGGCCTGAAGCGATCCAACAGCCCCGGTGAGCGGTATACAAACTCAGCGGCAGCCCGATAGAGGATCTCAGCCTGGTCCCTGCTTGAGGCTGCCACCGTGACATCAGCATTCGGTGCGAACTCAATGTGGTACAGCACAAGCCCTGCGACCAGCGTCGTCTTGGCATTCCCTTCAGGCACGACCAGCCAGCACTCCGAGTAGCCGTGGAACACATCAGCGAGGAAGTCCAGCTGGAAATCCTCGACCTCCCAGGGCTCCCCTGAGTCCAGGATCAGGTCGTGGGCCCACGCCTTGAAATGCTCGGGCGTGAAGGGCTTAGGCATTTTCGACCAATCGGAGTTGGCGCTTCTGGTGGTGCTTCTCTAGGTAGGCGGCCGCGGCTCTAAGCCGCCCCGGATCATCTTCAAACTGCCCCAGCCCTAAGTTGCACCGCCTGCAGAGAAGAGCCCTAACAGTCCCGTAGCCAAGTGTGTGATCGTGATCCACGTGCCACGTCTCAGTCCGGTTATGGCAAATCGCGCAGCGATAATCCTGAGCAACAAGGATGGCTTGATATTGCTCGGGGGTTAGGCCATAGAGCGCCTTGAGGTCGCCCGCTCTGTCGAGACATTGCTTGCTGCAATACCGCTGGTTACGGGACCGGAGTGGAGTGAAAATCGCACCACAGATCAGACACCCTCTAGGCTCGGGCCCCGGAGAGAGCCCCCGCTTGGCGCGTTCGGTTGCCCTGTGCCGCTGAATGGCATCAGGATGAAGCCTTTTCCATTCACGCTGATAGTCCCGGGCACACTGCAGGCAGTAGCCCTGCCCATCCCTAGGCGGTCTCTGCTGGCACCTTGGGCACACCCTCTCAGCCATTTTCCCCCCGAGGATTATTTTTCGCCGTTTCCGCAGCCTAAGAGTCTTGCTACGCGATGGGGAAAAAGC